ACAAAGGTTTATACCCATCTTCTTGGAAAATCTTGCTCCAACCCAGTCGGCCAGAGGACTCAATACCGTCGCATTTATTATCAAAAGCCCAATGCTGTAAGATCTTCAGCATATCCGCCTTCCACTCCATCCCGCCGACACCGCCGCAGAACACCAAGTCCAGATACCGCTTCTTAGGGTACTGCTTGAAGTAAGTTACCGCAGCGCCCTTAACGACCCCGTCTTCATATGCCATCCAGAGGGTGTGGTCGTATTGCAGGATAGAGTCCAAGATGTCGTTAACGTCGTAGCGCCCGTAAGTGTACTCTGCGGCCTTCTCAAGGTGGGGTTTCACGTCGCCCCAAGCCTGCATAACGTACTCTGTAGGGACCATAGTTACTTGCATAGTTGTTTACCGTACGCCCAATAGACCTTTGAGACCCGTATCCTGCCCGCGCTTGGCACCCTGTCTAGCATCGTGGGCCTTCGCCATAAGGGCGTAGAGCCTGTCGGAACCCTTTCTAGGGTCCCCTTTACCGAGACGTTGGACCGCTTTAGGGTCGAACTTAACTTCGTCCCGGGCAACCCGGGCTTCCTGCCTACCACCAATGTTAGCATGGATCGAGTCGCTGACACCGTCGCCGGGGCCCTTAATAGACTTGCCACCGAACTTAGCCAGAAGGTCCTGACCAGCGCCGCTGGAGCCATTACCCAGTTCAGACACCGTACGGGCATCGACCACGAAGGAGCCGTCTTTAAGGCTCACGCCACCAGCAGCCATCCCGGTAGGGGTAACCGTAGGCTGAAAGGGTACTACGTTGGGGACAGGGTTGACATTATCGAAATATTGGTACTCAGACGAATCGTTAGGGTTCCGGTTTGTGGGGAAGCTAACCTTACGGGGGGTAGGCATATAGGGGCCCTTGTAGGGGTACTTATCGACTTCCTCGGGCATTGTCTTGCTGCCCCCCGTGTCGGACAGAGCGCCCATGACACCAGCACCGAGACCGCCAATTTGGGCCATAGAGAGGCCACTACCAAGGTCCGACCAGCCTTGTAGAGTCCCCAACTGCTTTACTCCTTCCAGAGCGTTAGAAGCGTTGCTAGCAAAGGTGGGGGCCGCAGCAGCAAGCCCAGCGGGGGCAGCTAATCCGGTGGGGGCAGCCCCGAGAGCAAGAGCATTAGCACCGTTGGCAGCAGTCAATCCAGCGTTACCAAACGCCCCTAAACCAGCAGCGGCATTAGCGCCTACACTAGCAGCAGTAGGGGCAGCCCCAGCCCCGAGAGCAAGAGCATTAGCACCGTTGGCAGCAGTCAATCCAGCGTTACCAAATGCCCCTAGACCGTTAGCGGCATTAGCGCCTATGTTAGCAGCGGCACCAAGACCCGTAGCAGAGGCAGTACCAGCAGCGGCTGCCCCCGCGCCAGCAGCAGTCATGGGGGTTACAACAACGGGGGCAAGAGCACTACCCATCCCACTAAGAGCGCTGCCCAAACCAGCACCGCCATAGGCCCCAAGGCCAGCCATAAGGCCCGCTCCTAGGTCGTGTTTGGCTATACCTGTAATTGCCCCCACCGCAGCGGCGGTTACCATAGGTGGAATACCTATAAAAGTACCCGCAATACCGGCAACGATGGGCAGGAGGCTGCTGAGCCAGTTGGCTTCGGGCAGGCCAGTATGGGGGTTGATCGTCAGGGACCCGCCCGCAGCCTGAGCAAGCGTCTGGAGGCCACCAACTTCGCCGGGGGTCATGTGGACCAGCACAGAGTCCCCGTTGCGCCCTTGGGACTCAAGATGTTTGGCTAGTGCGTGCATGGGGGTTGTCCTTAGTTCCAAGGCATTACGGCTGTTATAGTACCAAAGTAGCTATAGCACTAGCCGTTACGCCAGTTAACGCCATCTGAGAAAACAGGTAAAAAGATAGAACCCCCGCCAGCAACCACAGCCCGGAAAACAGGGGCCGCAGCGGCATCCGTTATGAAAGTCCTAGCCCCCTTGTAGTCGGCAGCGGGGGGTAGGTTGGCTACAGTAGAAGACTTGAGGCTGTAGAAGTAATTAGCCGCATAAGACTGCGCCTGATTCGGCGTCTGGGAGTCCAGCTGGTTAAAGTAAATCTCAATAACCCGGACTAATTGTCGCACGTACTGGGCGTCGTAGTCCTGCGGCGGGCTGGGTAGGGCGGAGTGTTTGAAGTTTACCAGCGCCATTAGCGTTTGCCATCCGGGCGAGCATCAAGACGGACAGCACCCAGCTGCCACTGGACCCCCAAGGTAGCCGAACTGACCTTCAGCGCCATCTGACGACCCCGGGCACGGACAAAGACCTGCCCCGTGTACACGCCAACCGAAGTCTCAATTACCCGCTGGGAGTCCGACACATCCCCTGAGAACGCCACGCCCGGGAAGTTACGGGGGCGGATTGTAAGCGTAGCCTCAGGTGTCGTCGCCGTGGAGCCCTCAAAGCCGATATCAGGTATAAGGCGTCTGGTTAGCATGAACTGCTCCCCGTCCTCGATATCGAAGTCGTTGGACTGGATGTAGCTTTCCATCGCTACGGTGTCATCGTCGATGCCGTATTCGTGGTTGTATATATAGCCCGGTGCGCCGATAGACCCAGTAATGGCCGTAGTAATCACAGTCTGGGACGGGCTGATCTCATAGGTACCCGTACTACCCGTGGTGCCAGTCTTCTGCCCAATGACGTAGGTATCCGCCGTTAGACCATTTCCAGTGAGGATCATGCCGACCTGTATAGTCCCAGTCACAGCCGTGACGGTCAAAGTAGTGGTAGCAATAGACCCAGTAATCGCCGCCGTAACGGGGGTAATAGAAGTATTCATCGCCTGCGGGTAAAGCCGAAGGGGAGTATCAAACCAAGCTGTACGCTCAATACTACCGTAGTACCAAATCTTATCCGCATAGTTATAGATTACGTATTTGTTATTCCAGTTGGAATCCGCGTCAGGGTACATCCACCAGACTTCATTCCACTGTTCATTAGTGCCGCAAACAATTTGATTTGCTTGGTTATAATTAAGATTTTCAAATACGTGGTTACGCAGGGTACAGGCCAGCGTTTCGATACGACCCGTGTACGCATAAAACTTATCTTGTCCCATCCAGTATGTAACGTTTGCCGCGCTAATAGCAGCACGGGATGAGATCATCGAAATATTGTCTGCATACTCCTGCAAACTGAATACGTCGGTAGTACCAGTAAACTGCAACGCATAAAGGTTAGTATCAGTCCAAACCAAGATTTCTTGGCGGGTTGGCACGGCGCAGACAATCCGGGAGCCACGGGATACCTTTAAGAAGCCAGACGAGTTTGTAGTAAGGGGGTACCACTGACCGGGTTCGTCTTGGTCTGACCAGCGGATAAGGAGCGGGTCAAAGTCCGCTGTGCTTGTACTACCAAGGGGCACCGCACCAAAAGCAAGGACGTGCTTATCCTGCTGAGATACAAGGGTCTGCATGATCTTAACGGGGACAGCGTCAGGGTCGAAACCCCCCGCAGATGCAATAGTTTGCAGAGTAACAGCCCGGGTCGCAAGGGATGCTGTGGGGTCTGGGTCAGTACCACGAACCCAGTAATAGGGCGCACCATTACGGATATTCATAATAAGGTCATTGTCGATATTATTGAACCACCAGTCTTCTTGCGGGAGATATACCGCGCCGGTAGTAGAACCGAGACCCCAAGAGTCACGTGACCAAGCACCAACGCCCCAGCCGTAACCCGCCGTGGGGATTGCGTTACCGGGTTCGATTTCGAAGCTAATACTAATAGACGTACCGCCACCCGCTGACACAGTAGAAGTAGCAGCCGTCGTAACTGGGAAATAGAACGAAGTTGAAGAGGTAACAACGATTACATGGTTGCCGTTAACCTGAGCATTAGGTACGCCACCAACGGCACCCGTAACACCGGTAATGGTTACATAAGACCCAGTAAGCGCGTTATGCGCAGTGGCAAGGGTGATAACCAGCTTAAAAGACCCAGATACCGTATTCACGCAGTTGTTGGTGTCAGAGCCTGACAGCGTAGGGACACTGGTACGTAGCGGGGTGATATCGTAATAAATGCCACCAGCTTCGATGTAGACCTTCTTCTCAGTCCCTAGAGACAGGAAGTCATCGGCGTAGGTAGTGATCCAAGCCCACATCTGGCGGGCCACACCGACAAAGGTATTAGTAGTACCCTTCACCCAGCCACCAAGCTTCTCAGGGTAGCCCGAGCGGAAGCGTATCTTCTCGCTCTCGTACCAACCACCCTCACCGGAGTAGTCGGTCTGATCTCGGTTAATACCGGGCCGGAACTGGAGCTTGACAAAGGGCATGGGAGTTACTTCTTGCTAAGGGCTTCAGCTATGCTTGGAACGGTTTTTTCAAAAGTCCGACCAATTACGTACCCGCCAAGCCCCAACTGCACGATATCCCACAGCTTCAGATACTCAGCAGGTTGCAAGTTAGGGGCAGCCCAGCCGAACCAGCGGGCTACAATCAAGACTACAAATACTAGCATTGTGATCGGACGCCACGACGACGTAAGCAGGTTGCCGGATGCCGCCTCAGTCTTAACGATATCAGCCGCGCCCTTGGAAAGCTCAGTTTCAGCGGCCAGCTGGGCCAAAGCCCCAGACTGCTGGAGTTCCATAAGCTTAAGCTTAGCCGCATCGCGCTGGGCCGGATCGGGCCACAGACGGTCAATCAGCTTACCACCAACGTCAAATGCAGCAGAGACCGGATCAAATGCCATTTGGCTTTCCCTTACGTAAGATTTCGTTAAAGGACGCTATACCCGCAACAACGGCTGCATCACACGCGGGCTGGTCGCAGCTTCCGTCTTGGTTGAATACCCCGGGGATTTCAAAAGTAATAGTGATACCCCGGACATCCACAAAGGTGCCTTTGATCTTTTCTGACGGGTTTTCTGGGTATGTATAGGTCATGTGAAGGTACACAAAATTGGGGCAGCGGCACCGAACGGATTGCCCACGCCATACCATATCCAATTGGTGAAGCTTGAGCCGTCTGTGTAATAACTTGCCGATGCCTGCGAGAAGTTATTGCCGCCAATGTTAAGATTATTAAAGCAAGTACTAGAAATGTACGGTGATGCAACTTCAAACATGACGTATGGAGTTCCGTTATAGAATAGACTGTCACAAAAAGAATTGCCCGCAAAAGTCATAGTGGTAGGGGTTATGGCACCAAAAGCTAAATAGTCATTATAACCATAGCCGCCGCCCGTATCAGTCATAGTCACAACTTCGAGCGCAGCCTGCGTACCGTAGAAGTTAGAAATGCTAATAGTACCGCCAGTAGGAACAGCGCCATAAGTTCCGCTGGTGCCGGAGGGTACGTAAGACCCACCAGCATAGTAATCACTAAGCGACGGCGACCCCGGGCCACCGAACTCGCCCTTGATATCGTTAAGGCTAAGAGCACCGCTAGGAGGAAGCGCCATTACCCATAGACCTTCTTGCTCAGGGCTTCGATCAGAATCTGCTGTTCTTTAATAGCTTCGACCAGCAGGGGGATAACGCGAGAGTAGTCAACCATAAGGTAGTCATCGCGGTCTGTGCAGATAGCGTCTGGGAGTACAGCTAGAACGTCCTGAGCCGATAGACCCACTTGGCGCTTATCCACGACACCCATGGCCTTGGCGGTATCGTTCGGCTCATAATAGAAGCCCTTCAAGGACATAACCTTGGCAACCGCACCGTCGATATAGCCGAGGCGGTTCTTCAGGCGGTCATCCGAGTAAGCCGTGACGTTGCCATTTGAATACAAGCTACCCACAGTATAGGCAGTGCTAGCACTCAGCGCATTAGCTGTACCCGCCGTTGTGGCGTAAATCGCATTAGTAGCGTTCGTGGCATTAGTAGCGTTCGTGGCATTAGTAGCGTTCGTGGCATTAGTAGCGTTCGTGGCAGTAGTAGCCGTAGTAGCCGTGGTAGCGGAGTTCACGTTAAAGTTAGACGGGTTCCAGACATAGTAGTCGGACCCGTTATTAGTGCCCCACAGACCCGTGGGCTGCCCAGACTGGCTGCTATAGTTAAACGGTTTGCCCGAGAGATTAGACCAAGTATAGCCCGTGCAGTTGGTAAGCGTACCGGAAGTGGGGGTCCCGAGGAGCGGGGTAACCAGCGTCGGGCTAGTGGACAGGACGACAGCAACTGACCCAGTAGAAGTCGTAACACCCGTACCGCCGCTAGCCACCGGAAGGGCCGCACCAAGGGTCAGCGAAGTCAGATAAGTAGTCGCGTCTACGACGTTCGTGCCGTCATTATAGACCCACATGGTCTTGCCAGCAGGGACCGCAGTGCCCGTGCCGCTGGCGTTCTTTACGGTGATTGCGTCGGCGCAGCCGTTCTTGACGATGTAGATCTTCTCAATGGCGGGAACTATCAAGTTCTGCGCACCACCCGAAGTGCCAATCAGGTTAAGGCGCAGGTTACGCGCCGTCTGGCTGGAGTTCGTATCTGTCAGCGCTAGGGTAACTGTGGCGCTAGCAAAGGTTACATCCGCCGACCCGGTAATAGCCTCTTCAAGGGCCGTACCCAAGTTTACATTGGTAACGTTGCCCCACGTGGTGGTGTTCTCACCCGTGGTCATCAACTGAAGTTTTAGGGAACTGTAGGTACTAGCCATTTCCGGTCCTTACGTGGGAATCTCTACCCAAGTGACTGTGTTTCCGTCGTTTACCTGTACCCAAGTACCCGTCTGGGAATCATCTATAGTCTGCCAGTTCGGCACTTGGTTGTCGTTGATTATACCCCAAACTAACACGCTAGTGATATAGCCGGTAGCCTGAACTCCAGTAACGTTGACGTTGGCCTTGGCGGAAGCAGTTACAGTACCGATAGACCCAGTAGCTGAAACCCCGGTGACGTTTACCCGGACAGGGAACGCAACGATTACCGTACCGATAGCCCCCGAAGCCGAGACCCCGGTGGGGAAGACATTGGCAGCGGCCCCGGTGGTTACTGTGCCTATGGACCCAGTAGCCGAGACCCCGGTGACGGTAGTGTTAGCCTTGGCCTGAACCGTAGCAGTCCCAATAGACCCAGTGGCCGAGACTCCGGTAACTGCGACGTTTTTGGCTACGGAGGTAGAGACTGTACCGATAGACCCAGTGGCCGAGACCCCAGTAAGGGTGACATTGGCCTTAGCCTGAACCGTAGCAGTCCCAATAGACCCGGTGGCTGAGACCCCGGTAGGTGTTACGTTAGCCTTGGCAGCCGTGGTTACTGTACCGATAGACCCGGTGGCCGAGACCCCGGTGACGTTAACCTGCTCGTTCTCGTCTACTTCGACAGTCCCAATAGACCCAGTAGCTGAGACTCCGGTTACATTGGTATTAGCGGCAGCGCGGACGGTTACCGTGCCTATGGACCCAACAGCCGAAACACCAGTTAGTGTAACATTCCCAATGGCTTGGACGGTAACTGTGCCTATAGACCCGGTGGCCGAGACCCCAGTTAGGGTGACGTTAGCAAGACCAACGACAGAAACTGTGCCAATAGACCCAACGGCCTCGACCCCAGTTACGGCTACTTGAACGGATGTAGAGCCAGAACCCGCAAAGGTATCTGACGCAAAGGGGAAAAAACCGAACAATTTAGCCCCCTCTGGTTAGGTGTTAAGGCCCGGGGTGTATACCATTTTCCCGCTAGAAACAGCAGCGGTCAGTTGTTCTTTGCGGTTACCGGAGGTTTTGTAGCTGACATGGACCCACCCGCTGTTGGGCTGGCCCTTACGGTAGCACTCCAGAATGACCTGATCGAAGTCTAGGTTAGCGGCAACCCAAGCCGCCAAGTCCCCATTAGGCACCCCGGCCACCTCAATATCCGCCGCCTGACCCAGACAGTGTTGCGAAGTAGACGCACCCCCAACGGCCTTATTCAGGTCAGGGCAGCGGTAGCCTGAGTTAATAAAGATCGGCCCGTAGTGAACACGAAGCGGCTCCAGTACCCGTGCACAGAGCACCTTGAGGCAGTCCAGCGCATCGGACCCGGGCAGGTTGTCTATGCCCAGCCGGTCCCCAGTTTGGGACTTGGTAAGTTCCTCAAGGGTGAAGTGCTCTGAGACTTGCATGGCTACGGGAAATTACCCCCAACCGGGTTCGGGAAGCCTTCAGGGGCCGCAGTACCAATAGTGGCACCCGCCGGGACGGTGGTCGATGTCCACGGGCTTTCGTTCATGGGGCCTACGCAGTCGGCCAAGGTTGCGTTGTTAACCTTCTTGGGGCGTACCGTGCAGGGCATGGACCACATGTTGGAGAAGCCGCCACCCGGCTTGGACGTGCTGGTAAAGGTGCGGATCACGACGGTGGTGGGTGCCCACGTCGGAGCGACGGGGTAGGTCTTCACGTTGCTGAACAAGGACCAGACCTTGCCCTTGGGGGCCTTACAGGAGCCGTTCATCAGGCTCAGGTCGGCAATGCTCTCGCCCTTGAGAACTGGGCATACTGAGACACCCATAGGGAACACGTTGCCATTTACAGTCACGGTCTTACCCGGAACCGCTACCGTCGCGCTGGAGGCGCAAAGGGCATAGGGGGTGTGGCATATGGCAAGGGCTGGGGAGGCGTCAGCCGGGGTTGCGGCGAGAAGGGCTAGGACAATCAGGGTCTTTTTCACGGTGTCTCCGGTGCGACGTAGGGGGCGGGTGTGCCATCTGGGTTCAGAACTTCAGCGCCGTTCTTCCAGTCTTCGAGGAACTGCTGGTAGTCGGTGTTGTCCAAAGCGAAAGGAATTGCCGCGCCATCCGGGCTGCGGATAACGGTTTTAGATTTGGTCAAAGTGCCAAACTGCATATAGTCGGGTAGTAAATTATATGTGTTCATTTTAAAGCTCCGCACTCAAGGAGATGTATCCACCCGACGAGAAGTAGAGCGCACAACCCGTACCAATTGTTACGGACCCCGTGAGATTAACATACACCGACAAAGTTGTAGTCGATGAGCGATTAGCACCAATCGAGGAAAAAGCTCCAGTTCCTATAGGCGAATAGAAAGAAACTGAGGAGAAAACCATAGTTGGATCACCCCGCATGGTGACGGGGTGTTGCCCTCCGCCGAGACTTGCTGAGGTTGAAGCTTCGACGTAGCCAATGAAAGGGGTAACGACAGCAGTGGAATTGGCTGTCACACGATAATAGTACCTCTGGCACTGCGCCAACTGCACCTGATACTGGTTGAACTCATACGGCGTGGCGATGGTGCCAGCTTCGAGTTGGACGCCTGTGATGTAGAAGGTGGCGTTGAGCGTGTTGGTAATATCGTTTGCGCCGGTTGCGCTCAGGTAATTTGCCCCCGCCCAAGCCCCCGCTGTTCCAGAAAAAGTTGATCCAACACCGTAAGAGAATACAATAATCGTCCCTGTGCCGTTAGTAGTATTGTATGAACCACCTGTATCACCAGCAACGGTGATTGTGATGTAGGTCCATGTGTTTGCGACAGGGATTGAGTATGTGAAGGGATAACTGCGCGTTCCGCCAACCGTAAAGGCTCCACCGAATGTTCCTGTGACACTCGAATATACCCATGCCGAAAGCGTAACTGTCTTTGCGTTGGCCGTACCCCAGTTCAGATCAGCGATGTTGAACCCTTCAACAGCTTGATAAATGGTGGCATAATCCCCCGCACCGGAAGCATGAGCCGTGGTGATTTTCGCCCCAAGATAATTCGAGAACCCAACAGGCGGTGTCACGCCACCGTAATTCTGCCCGATGGTTATTTTAGAGGCTTGCGTAAGTAGCAAATACCAACGATCCAGTGTGTACGCCGAGACGGCAGGAACAACCGTCGCCCCAGCATTGCGCTGGTCAATCGCCATGTTGCCGTTGATGATCCGGTTCTTGCCCGTGTACGGGCCACCAGCGGGGCTGGACGTAAGCTGACCAAGGCGGGTGGTGAGATTTGCGGTCATTATTTAGCTTTCGGGGACTACGGTGGCTTGGACCTGTGGCGCGGCCTGCTTCTGGATTTCGGCAATTACTGTGGAGACCTGAATATACGGGGCATTGCCCAGCGCGGACATGATGACGTTGATCTGCTCAAGGGTAAGGTCGAGTTGCATTATTTATTCTCCAGTGCTGCGAGGCGGGTGGTGAGTTCTTGGATGGCGGCGACAAGGTGCGGGACGATCTTACCAAAGTCCACGCCCTGCGCGTTGATGCTGCCATCTTCGTTTACGGCATCCTTTTCGCCATGAACAGCTTCAGGGATAACAGCCTGAAGTTCGTGGGCTATGAAGCCTTCACCAGCAGAGCCGCTGGCGATCCAGTCATATGTGACAGGCTTTAGAGCCGCGATGGTGGCTAATCCGCTAGTCATGGGCTGGACGTTCTCTTTAAGGCGATAGTCGGACGATGTATTATATGCTGTTGTGCTGCCGTTGGTGGTGATGGTGCCAACATCCGATCCAGCATAATTCAACGCCATAAACTTTGCGTTTGTGCTGTTTATGCGTGAAATTATTGTCGCATTAGTAGATGACCCAGTGTAGTAGCACGATATTCCGTTTCCGGTTGTTCTAAATTCAGCAATGAAATTGCTCGTCCACCCACCATTCGTCGTGGTGCCGACAAGGAAGCTGCCGTCAGAACCGAAGCGGCCGACTTCAACGTCGTTCTGAGCAAATTTAATCGGTGCGACCACCGTGGCGAATATTAAGCCACCCGCCCCTGAAGTAAAAATTTGCCCTTGATCTGCGGCGTATGGGGCAGTCGTGGTATACCCCGTGCTGAGCATGGTCATTTCAAGGCGATGGCTAGAGTTATATGCTGCAAATTTTGCTTGGCCGTATGCGCCTGTACTAGCGTTCAAAATAACTGCACTAGATGTGCCATTCTGCGTCTGCGTAATATCCAGCACGTTGCTCGGCGTCATGCCGATGCCTACTAGGCCATCATGTTGTGTATTGCCCACAAGGCGGCTAGTCGTCCCAACCCACAGAGCCTTCTGGGTCGATATGCCGCCAGCCGTGACGATGGAGCCGGTGGTCGCTGATGTGCTGTCCGTGGTTAGGGTGGAGCTAACACCGCCAGCAGCAGTGAGCAGGCCACTTAAAGATGTCGTCCCAGTGACAGCCAGAGCATTAGACCCGATGGTTGCGCCGCCGATTGCCAAGGATGTGGCGCTGGCTGAACCCAGTGACGGGTTGAAGCTGGAGGAGATGGTCCACGCGACAGTCTCGACGATGTCGCCAACGGCGCAGGCTGTGCCTAGGACTACGGTGGAACCCGTAGTGGCCGTGTACTCCGAAGTCGAGAGCTTGGAGCCGTTGTAGTATACGTCCACAAAGCCCACCGTGTAGGTCGCAGAGAACGATGTCTGGCCCGCCGTGGCAGTGAAGTCCGTCTTGGTGTAGACCGTGAGGCCGGTTGATCCCGTAGCCTGCCAGCCCACGCCGTTCCAAGTCCAAGTACGCCCGTTGAAGGTGTACGTCTGGTTGGCCGAGGGCGATGCGGGGAAGTTGATAGCCATTATTTAGGCTCCGACGTAGGTTCCATGGGCGCGGGTTTTAGTGGTTCGACGATGACCCGACCATTTTCGTCCGTCCATTCCGTTTCCATAATGTGCTTGTCTTGGCGTTCGCCAATAACCATCCAGCTAATAGTCGCGGTAGACGTATCGTCTTGGGCCTCAATGGTTAGGATGTTACCAGACACAGAACCCTTAACGGGCGTCCAGTCGCTTTCGTTAGTGGTGAAGCATTGAACATCCCGGCACAGAACAACAAACGTGCCTTCGGTCATTGTAGACACGGTATCAATGTTTATTGACGCAGTTCCAGCAACAAGTTCGGCCTTACCGCGATAGATCAGGTCGGCTTTGGGGCCTTCGATAAACGAATGAACTAGCTGATGAGTTTCCGTCAGTGCGGGAAGCGGGTGTTCAATACGAAATGACCCAGACCCCTTAGACAAGGCACCGGGTATACTCAAAGCACCCGTGGTAGAATAAGTCATGACAAGGGCATTACTGCCGTTAGAACGGCACGACGAAAAACTTAGTGAGCCGTTGGTAGATGTGTCTGGAC